CTTAAAGCTCTTAATGAAATTATCAGAAAATCAAACAAGTAACTAAACTTTCTATTATATATAGAACCTAAAAATTAAACTATGGATTTAAAGAATCAAATATTAGTAGCACTTGGACTTGACAAAGAAACAGAAGTTTCTCTTGCTTGGCAAGCAAAATCAGAAGACGGAACTATTTTCGTTTCAACTGCTGAAGAATTAGAAGCAGGAGTGGACATAAGCGTTCTTACTGAAGATGGAACTACAATTTTATTACCTGTTGGAACTTACAAGACTGATACAGGAGTATCTTTCAGAGTTGAGGAAGAAGGTATTGTTTCAGAAGTTATGGAAAGCGAAACTGAAGAAGAAGTTACTGAAGAAGTAGTTGAAGAAGAAATGGCTGAAGAAGAAGAAGAAAAAAAGTATGCAGATGTAGCAGATTGGGAGGGGATGGAAAAAAGAATCCAAAACTTAGAAGATGCTGTAGCTGACCTTAAAAGGGATAAAGATGGAGGAGATGATGAGGTTGAAGAAATGGCTGAAGAAGTAACAGAGCCTTCTACTAATCCTAAAACTATAACTACAAAAGAAGTAGTTGAATTTTCAGTAGAAGATTTAAAAGCTGAAAATGAATTATTAAAAGCAGAGTTAGCAGCACAACCTGCTTCAGCACCTTTAGATACAAACAAATTTAGTTCAGAGAAAAAAGCTGTAACTAAATTAGACTATTCAAAAATGAGTAAGAACGAGAAGTTTTTACATAACTTATATAAATAATAATTAAAACAAACAAACAAAATGGCGTTTACTACAACATCAAACTTTTCGGGCAAGGCAGCTGGTTTCTACATCAGTGCAGCTCTAAAACAGGCAGTATCACTTGACTATTTAACTTCAATAGAAAATATCAAGTTCAAATCTAACATCCAAAGAATGGATGCAACAGTTTCACCTATTGCAGCAGCAACGTGTGATTTCACAGGAGCAGGAACTCTTGCTTTAACTGAGAAGGTATTAGAACCAGCGAATCTTCAAATCAACCTTGACTTATGCAAGGCTACGCTTTTAGATTCTTGGGAAGCGTTACAAATGAGAGCAGGCGCAGGCGCACCACCTCCAGCATCTTTTGATGACTATGTAATCTCTTATATGGGAGATATTATCGGACAAGCTACTGAAAATTCAATTTGGGCAGGTGTTGCTAATGCAGGTGGCGACTTTATTGGTTTCACAGGAGCAGGAGCAGCAGGATGGTTAAGAAATGGAAAGGACGCAACAGTTAATCAAGTAGTATTAACAGGTGGTGCTGGTGTAGCTCCAGTAGTTGGAACTATTATTGCTGATATTCAAGCAGGATTAAATGCAGTACCAGCAGCTGTTATTGGTAAAGAAGATTTATATATCTATTTAAACCAAAAGAACTACCAATTATACATCCAAGCAATTTCAGCTTTAGGTTACTTAAATGCTTACAATATGCAAGGTGAGTACGTACCAATGTTTAACGGAATTAAAGTAGCTGTTTGTAATGGATTACAAAATGCTGCAATCGTTATAGCTGAGAAGTCAAATATGTTCTTTGGAACTGACCTTTTAAGTGATGCTACACGTATTAACTTGCTAGATATGGCTGCTTTGGACGGTTCAGATAATATGAGAATGGTAGCTCGTTACAGCGCAGGAACACAAACAGGAGTTGGTGCTGATATCGTACTTGTATCATAATAAATAAATAATACGGAAGTGAGGGGGTAAAACCCTTCACTCCCTTAACCTAAAAAAAACAATAAAATGGCTTGTATAGCACTTACACGCGGGAGAGGACTCGACTGCAATAGAATTTCAGGTGGGGTAAAGAAAGTATTCTTTTCTGTATTTGATGAAGATGTTTCTTATACTTATGATGCAACACATCCTTTAGAAATTGACGCAATTGATTGGAACGCTACTACTATTTATGAATATGTTATGCCGCTTGGTGTAGCTAGTGTTACTGATACAATTACAGGTAGTAGAGAAAACGGAACTATTTTTTACACTCCAACAGTAAATATTATCTTAAATCGTCTTTCTAAAGAAGACCAAAACGAAATAAAATTATTGGGAGCTACAAAAGTAAGGATTTTTGCAGAATTGAATGAACAATTAACTAACGGACATAATGTATTTATTGCATTGGGAATGTCAAACGGAATGGAACTTAATGCAGGTACTATGGATAGTGGTGCTGCATTCGGTGACCGTAACGGATACACTCTTACCTTTGACGGATTAGAGCCTATTCCTTTTGCTTTCTTAGAAGATTATACTACAACACCTTGGGACCAAACTGGATTTATCAATGAAGCAGCAACTTTCCCAACTACAGGAGCTTAATCTTAATTAGTATTCTTTTATATATTCTAGAGAGGGTAGCTTAACGGTTACCCTTTTTTTACACTTAGTGAGGGTGGAACGGCTTGACCGTTTATAGAGAAATCTAGCGTTCACTATGGGATTAAGGCTACTTAGGTAGTCTTTTTCCTTTATTAACCAAACAGAAACAGACTTTTTCTATTATATAGTATGATACAAGCAATTACTGAAACAGGATTTGACCCTGACATTTGTACTGAAGATAATAGAATAGATACATCAGTAGCTTCTACACAGATTAGGTTCTTAGTAAAGTTTATCAATGACCTTGATGGTTCTATTGTTTATTGTTATCCTGGACTGAGTTTAGGTATTTTACCAAGATATACAAAAATGTTTTTTACTTACAATATAAATCCGAATCTTTATAGTGGTACTATAAAACTTTTACCCGCAGGACATTGGAAATATGAAGTTTATGAGGTTAGTTGGATAGGAACGGTTGTAGTGGCTTTAAATACAGCTCCTGCTACTGAAACAGATATTTTGCCTGTAGCCTTTACAAATGGAGTAGTTCAAGGAATAGTTACGAAAGGAATACTTAACTTAACAGAAAAATCAGGAACAGAGCAAGTGCAATACACACAGCATTCAGAACCTTCAGGTACTAATACAATTTATTACGGACAATAAAAAATTAAAATGGATAAAATAATTTCAGTCGATTTAAGCACAAGTACAGCACCTTTAGTACAAGAAGTAAGAGGAAAAGATTACATTGAGTACGGCGACGCTAATGGCGAATGGAGAAACCTTTACCCACAGTTTTTAATTGACCTTTACTATTCAAGTTCTATAACGGCTGCAATCGTGAACGCTACTAGCGAAATGATAAGTGCTGAGGACTTAGTCATAACAGATGAAGACGATAGAGATGAAGAAGCAAGAGTAAAGCTTCAAAACTTTATGAATAATGCTAATGGTAACGAAACACTTCACGAGGTATTAAAAAAGGTAGCATTTGACTTTAAACTTCAGGGAGCATTTGCGCTTAATATTGTATGGTCAAAAGACAGAACACAAATCGCTGAAGTCTATCACATACCAGTTGAAAAAATTAGATGTGAACGTCCTGATGAATTTGGAAAAACAAACGCTTATTATGTTTCAGGAGATTGGGCAAATACAAGAATGAACAAGCCTTATAGAGTTCCTGCTTTTAATGTAAACGATAGAACTTCACCTAATCAAATACTTTACACAGGGCTTTACAGTCCTAATATGAATTCTTACTATACGGCTGATTACATCTCTTGTAATAACTGGGCGTTAATAGATTCTAAAGTGTCTGAATATCATTTACAAAACGTAAGTAATTCATTCTCAGGAAGTTATATGATATCCTTCGCAAATGGAATTCCACTGGCTGAAGAACGTAGACAGATAGAACAAAGTATTACTGATAAATTCACAGGGACTAATGCAGGTAAATTTGTGCTTACTTTCTCAGACGATAAGACTAGAGTTCCTGAAATAACTCCAATTAGTCCTTCAGATTTAGACAAGCAGTATTTAGCACTCCAAGAACTACTTACTAGCAACGTCCTGTCAGGTCATAGAATTACAAGCAAAACTTTAATGGGCTTGGATAGTGCTAATGGGTTCTCAAGCAATGCAGACGAGCTTTTAAACGCTTCTAATTTTTACTTAAATACTGTAGTAATGCCGTTCCAAGGGCACATCTTAAAAGTATTGCACAAGATATTCCAAGTAAACAATATGGATATGCCTGTTCAGTTTGTACAGCTTAAACCAATTACAATACAATTTGACTCTAAGACTATCAGAGAAGTAATGACGCAAGATGAAATTAGAGAAGAAATTGGATTAGCACCTTTAGATGTTGAAGAAGAAACTCTAGACTTTGCAAAAGTTGGAATGATAGACGGAAAGCCTGTTTTTGATACTATAGAAGAAGCCTTAGCGAGTTCTAAGACTTTAGGGTGTGAAGGGTACCATACGCACGAATATGAAGGTAAAACGGTTTATATGGCTTGTGAAGGGCATACAGAAGCTACTGACTTAAAGAAATGTGACTGTAAAAAGTCTGATAGTGATTTTACTGAATTAGAAAGTTTCATAGCTGACTTTGGAGAAGATATTCCTGAAGATTGGGAAATAGTAGATGAAGAAAATGCAAATGATGAACACGAAGATTTTGACTTTGAAACGGAACTTAATAATATAGCTAATGGCAAAACAGAACTAGCATCAACAGGAACTGCAAGACCTAATTCAAGAAGTGTACAAGATGGTGTAAATAAATCTTATAATGACTATTACAAAGTAAGATATATGTACACTAAAGATAATGCTTTAAGTCAAGAAGGTGAAACTAGGGAATTTTGCAATTTAATGATGTCAGCTAAAAAAGTTTATAGGAAGGAAGATTTGTTAGCTTTAACAAATAAACCTGTAAATAAAGGTTGGGGACCAAAAGGAAGAAGTGCTACATACTCAATTTGGCTTTTTAAGGGCGGCGGCAACTGCCACCATTACTTCAAAAGAATTGTTTACAAGACATCATTAAGAAATGCTAAGTCTAATATTAAAAGCAGTCAAATAATATCAGATGTAAAAGCTATTAGCGAAGGATTTACTTTAAAAAGAAATAGTGGGTTAGTAGCTAAAGCACCAAAAAGAATGAAAAATAACGGATTTTTAGAACCAAGATAATTATGAGCTATGTACTATTTATATCAGAAGCGAAGCTAAAGGATAGCACCGCAATCAATCTTAACGTAGACGTGGATATCTTACTTCCGTTCGTTCGTGAAGCACAGAAAATCTATGTTGAAACAGCTTTAGGCACAGACCTTAACAACAAATTGAAAGACTTAATTGTAGCAGGAACAGTAGGAAATGTAGGAAATGAAGCCTATAAGACTTTACTAGATGACTACATAGGCGATATGTTACCCTCATATTCTCTGTACCACGCTTTTAATTAC